GTTCGTGGTCGCGCCCAACTTGGGTGGTGGTGTCTGTACCTGTGTCATCTGCTTCCCCGTTTCTTTGGTGGCGTGTAGACGCGTACCCCGTTCAGGTCCTCGGTCCACCCCACCAGCCGCAGCCCCCACCGGGCACGGATGGTGTCCACCGGCACCCTGTCAAAGTAACCGGGCCGGAGTATGTCGGTGGACCAGCAGCGACCCCACCCGGTGCCGATAGCGATATGCCCGTGGCCCTCGGAGCCGCCCAGCCAGAACACGGGTGCCCCCCGGGGTATGTCGGTAGGGTCGGTGGTTCGGTGCTTGTGCTTGGCCTCCTCCCACGCCTGGGCGGCGTCCATGTACAGGGCCTCCACCGCGTAGCACTCCCTGACCTCCCGCAGACACATACCCGGTTCGGACGTGGGGCGGGGGGCCTTGGACCGCAGCCGTGCTGTACGAATCGCAAGGTTCATGTGGGGTCCCCTGGGGTAAGAGTCAGATTCCAGGTGATATCACCATCAGCCACCGACATCACCCCGGCACGCAGGAACCCGGTCACGGTGGTGCCCCCGAAACCGATTGCAGGGTCCAGGTTGCTCACCACCACATACCGCAGCAGCTGGCCGTCTCCCCAGGCCTCACCGGGCCACCGGGGGGCCAACCTGCCCAGCACACCCAGCGCATTATCCGAGGGGCCGTTAGGGACCAGGGACGACTGGAGGACGAACGTGTCATAGGTGTAACCGGCGTTCCGGGCAGACGTGACCGACAGGTACCGGTTACCGCACGGGTCCACGGCAGGGTACGCGGCCACCGGGACAGGGTTGGGGTGCCGGTACAGGATCAGCTGGGTGGGCAGCTCACGGGTGGACGGCCCGAAACCGGCCACGTCGGTGGCGTCACTGAACTCCACCGCCGTATCAGTCCATTTGAAAGCGTAGGTGGCGTCATCGTCGGCGGTCACCAAGGCACGGCCCCCCAAACGCACATTGTTCACTATGTGCTCACGGGAGCGCCTCGCTTTCGCGGGGATGCGGCACCAGTCGGCGTCCAGGGCCACACCCCCGTGCCAGTCCTGGGACGTGGTGGCACGCCTAGAGGCGGGCACCAGCATGTACCGGATGGTAGAGGCGGGGTCGGTGGGTGCCGGTTCGTAGTTGTAGACGGTGCCACCGGCAGCCCCGGCCACCCAGGCGTAGTCGGTGGGGTAGGACGCACCATAGTGGGGGGCTATCGCATGGGTGATGTTGTAGGACGTGCCGGACGGGATGGGCTGCCAGGTGTTGCACAGCTCGGTGAGCAGCTGCCACGCGGTCTTGCCACCGAAACCCCCGATTTCTGGGGTGATGGTCACCATCCCCGACCCCGGCACCGACGACGGGGTGCCACCAAAGGTGGGCACCGGGGCATCCTCGGTGGTGGCCCACCAGGTAGGGGCACCCACGGTGCGGGCGATGAGCGCGGCCACCTCAGCCAGCCGGTAACGCCAGGTGGTGCGTGCGTTAGAACGGTACGGGTACGTCAGGCCCCCGTACGTCCCTGCCGCGATGCCTAGCGGGTTGTCTATGACCATGGCCCGCAGGTCGGCGGTCAGGTCCACCGTGTCCACGGTGACCAGAGCAGAGTAGGGGGCCGGGTCGGTGCCAAAGATAGGGCCGTCGTCGGGGGGGGTGAGGTCCACGTCCACCGACGAAACCCGCATGGTCTTGTCTATGACGGCCACCCAGTCGGCCTCATGCCCGTCGTAGATTTCCACGGTGATCTGGAACAGGTCTCCCACGTCCATGGGTGGCACATCGTCGGCGGTGCGGCACCACAACCTGACCGTGGCGGTGGACGGGGCCAGCTGGCCACTGATGAGGCCCCCCTCCCATTCCCACGCGTAGGACAGCCCGTCGGCCAGCTGGACCACATCATCAGGGTCAGGGGTATCACCCTGGGTGCAGTCATAGGACCACGCCTCAGTGATCGATGCGACGGTGACCCGGTACCAGGGGGGGGTCATGGTCCCGCGATCCGGCCTTGCACCAGCCCGTACCCGGTGAGCAGCTTGTCCAGCTCCCGGGCCGTGCCCAGCTTGTCCACCGCACCGTTGATGGTGACGTTGACCTGGGTCCACCCTGCGGGGGTGTGCCGGACGATACCCCCGGTGGTCGGCTCCAGGCCAGGGCTACTGGACCGGAACACGTCCCCCAGTGCCCCCAGGTCGGGGATCTTGATCTTGCTGATCCAATCGATGATGTCCTTGATGAGGCCGATCACCAGGCGCAACGGGGTGAGCCACAGCTCAAAGGCTTTCTTGCCCACGTCCCCGATGGCCTCCACGGCCCCGGACAGGCCCCCCACCGGCTCCAGCAGGTCGTCCAGCTTCTCACCCAGGGTCTTGGCCTTGTCCACAATGAACCCGATGGCTTTCTGGCCAATCTCGCCCACCTTGTTGACCAGGGCACGGAACGTGTCAGATTTCTTGTAGAGCAGGATGAACCCGGCCACGGCGGCAGCCACCGCGACCACCAGCAGACCGATGGGGTTGGCAGCCATCGCGGCATTCAGCAGCCACTGTGTGGCGGCAGCCGCTTTCGACGCGGCAGACATGGCCACCGTCTTGACAGCCATCGCGGCAGCCTGGGCCTTAGCCTTAGCGGTCTGCACAGCGGTGGAATTCATCGCCAGCGAGAGCAGGTCACTAGCCCCCGCCGCGCCCATGATGGCGGGCTGTAGGGCGGTCATACCCCCACCTACGGCCCCCAGGGGGCCGGGCATCAGGGACAGCGCCCCACCCAGGTCACCCAGGCCCCCGGCAGCCTGACTTGAGGATGATCCGAGGGTGTCCACACCCCCGGCCAGGTCCCGGGTGGCGGTGTCGGCCTGACCGGCGGCAGCGGCCACATCATCAGCCATCGCCGAAGCACTGGATCCGACCTGGTCGAAAGCGTCAGCCGCGTCGGAGGCGTCGGCGGTCATCTTGATGGCCAGGTCCACGGTGTCCACGTCGTCAGCCCTTCCTTATCCGGTCCAGGTGTTGCATACAGGTGGCGATGAGCTCGTCTGGGAGGTCGGGGTCCAGCCAGTAGTCCAGGCCACCGCCGAACGCATACGCTAGCCCGACACGGAGCTGGACAGCGGGTCCGTAGGGTCCACCGGCACCACCCCCTGGTCCAGGGGCCGGTAGGACACCAGCTCGGTGGTGATGAACGGCTGTGCGGTGGCCTCGGTGTACCCCAGGCGGGCACAGGCCCCCCATATCCACAGGGCGGTAGCGTGCAGGGGGGCCTCTTTCAGCCCCGGCAAGCGTAGTTTGTTCTGCTCCAGTTCGGCGCGGAGCTGGTCACCGGACCGGACCAGCACCTCCCGGTACACCACCCCGTCAGGGTCGGCGTCGGGGTGGTCGGGTTGGTCCAGCCACACATGGAACCGTGAGGCGTTCAGGGTGGGCACAGACATGTCAGCGTCTCCTACAGGTTGTCAGCGATGGCATCTACAGCGTGTTGGCGGTACAGCTCGGCAAGCTCGGCAGTGGAGACCTCCAGGGCCTGGAGCAGGAACGGTTGTGCCCGCTGGTGGTGCCCAGGTGCCCCCCAGTGCACGAAGGTGGCGTAGGACAGGTTCGACCCCCACACCACCCCCCCAGGCTCCACAACGGACCGGAGAGACGCTGACAGCCCCCCGGTCCGTTGTGGCGGGAAAGCGGCAGCACGCACCACCGCACCCGCTGTGGTGTTGACCGGCTCCAGGTCACCCAACTGGACACCAACAGCAGACAGCCCAGCGGCCACCCGGTCAGCATCAGTATCCAGTGTGAAAGACACGGCGGTCAGACAGCCCTAACCTCGTGGTCGTGCCCCTCGGGCACAGCCTCCCCGGCCTGTTTCTTGGTGGGTTTCTTGGTGTGCAGGCCGTCCACGAACCGTTCCAGGGTCAGGTCGTACACCGCCCAAGTGCCGGACTCGGTGGCGGCGGTGTCGTCATTTGTGTCGGGGGTGTCGTCGGTCATGGTCACGCTCCAGGGGTGTAGGTCGGGAACTCACTGAACCGCCAGGTGAAGTCGGCCTCAAGGTCGGCCTCCATCTCATCGCCACCCACCTGCAACGGGACGGGGATCACCAGGCCGGACACTTCGGCGGCGTCGGCGGTGTTCGGAACGTAGGTCACCGCCTGGTCGGTGCCCTTGTTGGTCCACGACCAGGCCACCACCGACGCAGCGGCAGCGGCCCCCAGGTCCTGCAGGAACGTCCCCTGCAACGTGGCGGAATAGGTCTGAGAGCTGGACTCGGCCAGCTCTTCACCGGACAGCACCTTACGGGCCTCCCGGGTGGTCACATTCTCGGTCGGAACCACCTTGCAGGACAGCAGCTGTGCCTCTACGGCCAGGGGGCCGGTGCCCAACGTGAGGGTGCCAGGGCCTAGCTCGGTGTGGTTGATCGTCATACGGGTCTCCTATGTTCGGGTGGGTTGTTATCGGACTACCCAGAAGGTCCATGATTCGCCCGGGACGTTCTGGGTCACGGTGTCGGTGTTGTCCAAACGGATACGCACGGTGTCGTCGCCGACGACTTTGGCACCGAACGTCACATAGGTCTGAGACTCGAACGACTCCCCCGGGAGTACGATCACCCCCACCGCGCGGCCCACGTTGCCGGGTGCGACCCCGGGCACTGTCACATCGAACTGCACCCAGGACTCAGCGGCCACGGCAGGCGGGTCCACATAGATTTGGTGCCGCTCGGAGGCACCCGATCCGCCGTGTGGGGATGTCAGCAGGGCGGTGGCCCCGATGTACGGGGTGAAGTCCACCGACCCCAGGCCGGTGAGCTGCAGGAAGTTCGGGCCTACCACGCGGTCAATACCGGCGGTCACGGTCTGGGGTGCGTCCAGCCCGTTCACATACAGGGTGTCCCCATACGTCACAGCCACCCGGGAGGCTGGTATGTCGTAGTCGCGGCTGATGAGCCGCACCTGACCCGCCCCGGGTGCGCTGTAGACGATGAACTCGTGGCGGGTGCGGGTGGAGTCCACGGGTGGGAACGCGTTCCGGTCGGCCCCGATATGTGCGGCCAGGGCGGCAGCCAGCGCCACATACCCGCCACCCACGTACACCACCCCGGCGGTGTCTCCACTGACATGCTCTGAGGGGTGGAGCTGGTCCACCATGTAGGGGTGGGCGGCGAATGAGCGGGTGCCGAACACGTCGCCCTGCACGTCGATCACGTCCACGTTGGGATACCGGCCCACAAACGACAGGTAGATGCGCCGCAGCGCGTCACTGTAAATCTGTGCTAGCCCGGGCGGGTTGACGGTGGTGCCATCGGTCACAAAGTCCAGGCCCCCCACGTTGGCGGACAGCAACGTGTTAGGCATCCGCAGCAGCAGGTCGGTGGCGGGCAGTGCGGTGCGGTGCCAGTCCACGAACGCCTGCAAACGGGCACGCCCCGCCGTATAGGCTGCGTCCACGGTGAGACCCAGGGCACCGTCACGGATATCGTTGATCAGCCAACAGGCCACCGTCAGCGACGGGTCAGCAGCGACCAGGGTGTCCCTGTTGTAGTCCCAGGCCCCGCCCGGGTCAGCCATCCAATCAAACAGGGTCAGCCCGTTGTTTCCACCGCTGACTATGTTGCCACCAGTAAGGCCGTACAGTGCTTCCCCGTGCTGGGTGTGCAGCTTCCGGAGATTGTTGAACAGGTCCAGGGCGTTAGTGGCATCGTCGCTCGTGGAGTCACCCAGCACCACCACCACAGCGGCAGCGGGGGCCGTGGTGCGTTGGGCCTCCCACCCACCCAGGGGGCCGGCGAGACGGGGGCCGGCAGCCAGTGCCGCCTGGATGTCGGCCACCTGCACGTCCAGGGCGTTCACCTGGTCGTTGACCGCGTTGTGCAGGTCAGCGTGACCCGGCTGACCCGGCACCACGTTCTCAGGCAGGTCAGGGAGCGGCATTAGACGTTCTCCATCACAAAATCGGTGACCATGGACGGAACACTGGACAGGTTGACAGGCAACCGGAGTGCGGGCATGGGCTGGGTCGGTGCCTCAGGCAACAGCAGGCCCTGGGTGCGGGTGGGGCCGTCAGGGCGGAACACTGTGCAGGCCAGGTTGTACAGGGCCGCCAGGCCCTCCAGGGCGCGGCGGTGGTCACGGTCACCTGTCACCAGGTACACGGCACAGGACAGGCGCAGGTTACCGGCCAGGTTCAGCACCCGGATCTCTTCCACGGTGACCCATGCCCCCGGGAGGCTGATATCGGAGGGGTCGGTGACAGCGGGGACACCTGCGGCGGTGAGCTGTTCGCACAGGTCCTGCACCTGGTCAAAGGTCAGCTGGTCGGCCACAGGTCAGCCCACCGTGGGATAGGAGTGTGTGCCCATCTGGAGCAGCTGGGCCACATCGGGGTCATTCCGCATCACATAGACGGCCCCCTGGGACCCCATGGCCTCCACCCCGGCAGGGGAGTTCTTGCGTCGGAAGAACCGCCCCGCCAGGATGGTGGCCCCCAGCTCAATCCGGGCAGGCCAGGTCCCCTGGTCCACCGCCGCTTCCGCGCAGCGCCAGGTACGCACCAGCGAGTTCACGGCCCCCACCGCCTGCCCGATCCGTTCATCGTCCCTGGTATCGGTGATAGCTAGTTGTAGCTTCACCAGGTCCAAGCTGGTCGGCCCGGTGAGAGGCAGGCCGACCAGCTCGTCAGCGTCAGACATAGGACTCCACCAGCTCAGTCACTAGGTCCAGCGACTCAGAGAAACGTCGCGGAGACGACGCCACCCTCGAAGATTTCCTCGGTGGCGTAGTAGCCGAACACGCCACCGTCCACACCACCGTTGGCGATGTTGAGGGCCTCCACCCGGATCGGGGACCCGGACAGCTCCCGCCATTTCATGGCGTTCTTGGTGCCACCGATCACCGTACCCGCCGCGACACCGGGGGCCACGATGATCTTCTCGGGGGTGACCCCGAACGTGGACAGGTACGCCGGGATATCGCCTTCACCGATGTCGATGAGGTCGAGACGGTCCGCGGAGTTGATGAGGAAATAATCGGCCTGTTGACCACCGGTGTTGTCCTCAATCTCTGCGCCCACGGTGGCCAGGGCACGGAACAGGCCGGTACCGGCGGCACCGAACGCCACAGCGGCGGCGATGATGGCCAGGCGGGCCTTGTCGTCGGACTTGATGGCGTAGGACTCACGCATCGCCTCGTAGTAGGCGGCGATGAACTCCTGGTCCCCGAAGTCGAAGAACTTCCGGTCGATGTCGTGGGCACCCGCCAGGCGGGCTGCGGTCCAGGTGGTGGCCTCGGTCACCGGCAGGTTGCTGGGCACAGCGGCCTTGTCACCCGCGTAGTCGGCCACGACAGGCTTGGTCACCCAACGCCACCCGTTGCCCTTGTAGGACGGGAGCGGACCCTGGGTCATAAGCGGCACGAACCGGCGCTGGTACTCCAGGCCCGACCACAGCTGCCCGTCATAGGTGGAGGCGCTGGTCCAGATATTCGCGGTACTGGTGATGTCGGAGAGTGCGGCCTCCAGTTCGGGGCGGGACCGACCGGACATGACCCGCGACTGTGCCGCGTACAGGTCAGCCAGGGGCCGCTCGGTGGGGCGGCGGGTGCCGGTGGTGGTCGGGACGGTGGCCGGACGGCCAGCGGCCAGCTCACGCGGGGCAGCAGCCTCAGCCTCGGGGGCCTCGGGCACTTCCTCACCCTCGGCCAGGGCCAGGGCCACCAGCTCGCTGTACTCGGCCTCTTCCTCCGGGGAGCGGGCGTTCATGGCGGCAAGCTCCCGGGCACGGGTGCGCTGCTCTTCGGTCATGGGTGTTGCCTCTCGTGTGGTGGTGGTGATACCGGATGTTGCGGGGTCGGTGGAGCGTGGTTCGGGGTCGGGGCGGGCTGCGGCCAGGCCGTCGTGGCGGGCGTCGGACCAGGCCGGGACGGGGACCAGGGACACGGCCAGCAGGTACCCGGCCAGCAGCTCGGTGCCGTCCAGCTCCAGGTCCCCCAGCTCCACCGACAGGCCGTCCCGCACACCCTCGGTGACCTCCAGCAGGGCGGCGTCGGCGGCGGGGGTGCGGGCCACACGGAACGACGCCCGCAGACCCTCGGGGGTCTGCCGCACCGCCGTACACACCCCCACCGCGACAGGCGGGTCCTGGTGGTAATCCATCAGCTTGACACGGGACAGGTCCTCGGGGATACGGATACGGGAGGCGTCAGGGACGGTCACCGGGCCGATACTGGTGTGCCCCACCGGCCCGTAGGGCAGGACCAGGCCGGACACGATCCGGTCGGCCTCCACGGTGGCCAGCTGGGCGGCAGCAGTCAGGGTCACAGCGGTGGTCACGGGTCAGTCCTCCAGGGTGGGGCCGGTAGCGGGACGCACCAGCCCGGACAGGGGGGCGGTGTCAAACGCCACATGCAGGCCCCGTGCCACCACATCATCCATGGACAGGCGGGCAGCAATCGCGTCCATGTAGAGGGAGACCCCCAGGTCCAGAAACTGCCCGTTACGCCCGTTCACGGTCTCATACGTCAGGGAACCGGCGGTGGCGTCCGCCATCGCAGCAGGGGACGACACCAGGCGCGACGCGTCGATAGCGTCAGCGTTACGGCCCTCAATCAGCAAGTGAGACTCGTGGGTGCCGTGCTCTTTCAGCTCCACGTTACGGCCCGTGTACGAGACACCACCGTTGAGACCCCTACGGGCCTCGGCCCACCGGCTGATCAGGGTGTCAATCTGGTCGTCGGTGAGCGGTTCGTCCCCGGTGTAGTGCAGCTCCAGGTACGCGGAGGGGTTCCGGGCTGCGGTGGCGGCGGCGTCCAGGTTGTCGATCATCCGGCGCAACGCCTGCGACCCGAAGTTCAGAATCCCCTCATGGGGGCCGGGGATCAGGATCACTTCGTCGTCGTCCACCAGCTGGCCGTCCACCAGGATGCGGTCGGCCACGTCGGTGGACCACCGCTCCATCGGCACCCGGTCAGCGGCCAGCAGCTCGTCCACACCCCGGGTGGCACGCCACAGCGACCACCCGAAATACAGCAGGTCGTCGGCGGTCCACAGCATCCGGTGATAGGGGGACAGCACACCATCGGTGCGGTACGCCCACCTGTGTGCGGCAGGGTCCACCGGGGTGTCCCGCTTCATCACCACCAGGGGGCACCGGGCTACGGACCCGCACAACAGGTGCCGTTGACGGGCCAGGGCGGGGATACCCATCGCGGCGGGGCGGGACAGAAACGCCGACTCACCGCCGGTCAGGTCGGCCCACACCACCGCGTTCAGTGCGGACTGGTCAGACATGGGCGACTGGAGACCCACCTGCATGGGGGACACGGCGACGTGCCGGGCGGCCTCCAGCTCGGCACGCCGCCGGGTGGCATCCAGCCGGTTCACACCGGCCACCAGGTCAAGGAATCCCACGGGGTAACCGTGCCCCCACCTATCCGGGGTGGTGGCGTCTGTTACGGCGTGTCGGGTTGACTCGCAGCACGGTGACGGAACCGTGCAGCAGCGAGGGCGTCACCATGGACCCGGTCCATGTGGGCGGCAGCGGTCAGCTGCGCCTCAGCCCTGGTGCCGGACAACCTGCGCCACGACGGGCACTCGGTACACCAGGCCAACAGGTGCCGGGTGCCAGGCTCCAAACGAATCGGGGACGGTGTACCCATGGTTCTACCCTTTCAGACAGCGAATCGGACAGCAAGGTCATCAGCAGGCGGGGGCCGGTCCAGCACATACGCACCGACCATGGCAGCCACCAGGGGTGTTACGTCCCCCGCACTGGCACGGCGGGACGGTGCGGAGGCGTCACCCACGGGCCTGGTGTTGACGTTGGCGGCAGCGATGGCCAGGGCGTCGGACCCGTCATGCGCCAACGTCCCTTCCGCTATGTGGCGCATCAGGAACCCCCACGCGTCGGTGTACCCCTTCCCGCTGACTTTCTCGACGGTGAACCCACGACGGGTCAGCTGGTCGGTGACCTCACGGGCTGGGCCGTCGTCGGCGGCAGCAAACAGCCGGTAACCCCAGGTGTGGAGCTGGTCCAGGTCCGCCAACAGCCACGCCACCCCCGGGGAAGTGCGGACCACCCGGGCCTGCACCACGCCACCTTCGGGACGCCACACGGCGACCAGGGCGGCGGTGGACCTGTCCGGCATCACGTCGAACGCGTACACCACCTTGTCCCCCTCGGCGGGTGGGGCCTGGGACAGGTTGGCCAACCTGTCCCATGACTCAGCGGTGATCAGGTTCGACGCGGTACGGGTCCACCGGTTCAGGTAGGCCCGCTCGAACTCGGCCCTAGTGAGCTGGTCAGCCTGGGCAGCAATCGCGGCAGCGGACACTAGCGGCCCGTTGCCCATGTCCACCATGGCGGGGTGGAAGGTGGGCCACACGGACGGGTCGTAGGAGTCAGTCACGTCGGGGCCGGCCCCCCATTCCAGCAACGCCACCCCCTCCGCACCGGCCCGTCCGGCGTCCACCCACCTGCGCAGGAACACCGACTCGGCGGTGCCAGCGGTGGACACGATCCACAGCTGCCGGTGGCGGATGGTGACCTGGGCCGGACCGATGGCCCCCATCAGGTCGTTACCGGTCTGCTCGTCATGGGCGAACGCTTCGTCCAGCACCACCAGCGGCGGGGTGTACCCGTGCAGGCTGGTGGCCACCGGGGCGAAACAGCGGACCATAGACCCGTTGGGAAACAGCACCCGCTCCGACCCGGCAGCCGAACGCACCACCGTCAGCCCCTTCAGGGGTGAGGCTTTCACGGCGTCCACCAAGTCATTCCACCTCTCCCGCGCATCCTTGCCGGTCTGGGCGGTGTAGAACGTCCCACAGCCCTCCCTGGACAAGGCACGGTCCACCATCACCGAACGTAACAGGGTTGTCTTCCCTGACTGCCTGGGGACGGTGACCACCACCACCTGGTGCCGGTAGGACCCGTCAGGTAGCAGCTCCCCGGCCACGTCTGCGGTGTACCGCTGCCACGGCAGCAGCGGGGTGCCCAGCATCTCAGCGACCAGCGCCACCCGTGCCCCCTCGGTGGACAGGGACGGGTCCCGGCGGGTGGCGTACAAGGGTGGTGCCCCCGGCAGGGACCACCAGTCAGGTGGGCTGGGCACCATTGGCTGCCAGCTCGAGTTTTGCGAACAGCTCCGCCAGAGACGCCCGGGCCTCCACCGCCTGGTCCCCATCCTCCGGGGGCGGGTCCAGTTGCAGCAG